ACCAAATCCTTTCAGTGAATATGGTGCTGTTGTTGCGTTGTCGTTTATTCTTAATGCTACTGCAAATCCTGAACCTTCTACTGGTTGTCTTACGAGTGGTTGTGATGCACCACCGTATGTTGGTGTGCCATATGTTGATGTTCCATATACTGCAACCACATCTGTAGAATCTAATGGGTATGCAGCAGGTCTAGACGAGTTTTTATCTTCATAATCATACCTTACAAACATATCAGCGTTAATAGCCGATTCTGGTGCGTAGTTTAAAATAACACGTTGCATGTGTTTTCTAATGCCCGGATCACCAAAAGTTATATCAGGACTTCTGTAGCGACCTCTTATTGAAACTCCGTTAAAGTCATTACCTTTTTCTTGTCTGTAGATATATCCGTCAAAGCCGCCATGAACAACTATAACATCTCCTGTTTCTACAAATGTATCTGTGCTAGATGGTTTAATTCCTCTTATTTCTGAAAACTCAAAGTTTTGACCTTTCATTACACAGATAACACCATCTGTAAATGTTTCAGCCGAATCAGCCTTCGTAAAAAATATTCTGTATTGTGTTTTATCAGCTATAACTACAGATTCAAATAAACTAGAGTCAACAATGTTTTCATCAAATAAAGATTGCACGTTAGAACTAACTGTACCCAATGCAACGTCACCAATTTTTGCAGTACCAGCAACTGTTCTTAATCCATCAGGTCCTAAGAATATTAAGTCACCTGCAAATTCCTGTATTGTGTCTCCATTTATACACCCTATATCTCTCGTAACAGGAGCTATTGCAAAGTTAGTTGAAGAACTTCCTGTTAATTTAAATATTCTATTTTCACAAAATATAAATAAATTATCACGGAATACTTTCAATCCAACGATAGTATCATCAACTTTTACAGATCCTGCACCACTGCCAGTGTTAAACGCATCTTCATCAAATGGTTGACTAAATACTATTTCTTGTGGTGTGCTAGACATACCTGCGTAAAACATGTGTTCTCTAAATGATGTTACAAACTTTGCACCTTCTACAGTTGACTCTGTAACATCCGTAGCTGAAAAAGATGTGTTAAAAACAGTAGGGTCGTTTACACCATCAACTACGATTAATTTATCATTGCCATCAAAGTTAAATCTTTCAAATGTGTATTTACTAGCACTTGTTCTTCCAGTATCTCTTACTGTCCAACTTTCGGATACAACTGTTTGAGCAGTTTCTCCACTTGCTGAGTGAGCTGCAGCTGTTGTACTATTAACTGCTCTAGTAACTCCTGTAAATGTTGTTGCCGTTTTTCCAGTGTATGTAAATTGTTCTGAATTAATTTGTAATGTTCCACTTGAACTAAACCCTGATGTGCTTTTAACTGTAATTGTGCTAGAACCTGTCATTGAAGTATCAGCAGCTATAGCATTAGTACTTAATGTTCCTAACTCAGTAGATGCTGAAGTAAATATTTTTTCTCCTCTGGCCGCAACAATGTTATTGTTAAACAACGCAGACATCAAAACTTTTTCTGAACTAGCAGATGTTTGAGGTACTATTTGGTTTACGTAGTTTTTAAATCCATTTATTCTTCTATATCCACCTTTTATATCAGGCTCAAAATTCAACAACTCTAATGCTTGTCCGGGTTGCATAATAAAGGTAGATCTACTTTTAACAAGACCACCTTCGCAAGTAAAAGCAAATGGTTGTGTTTGAGAAAGATCAGGCATCTATACAGCCCTCACATAATTTTTTCTGTTAATAAGCTCAACCCTCATTCTCTTAACACCATCTTGATATTCTTTATTTGCAAACTGTGCGTTTTGCAAATCAGAACGCAACATAAATGCATAATATCTAGCACGTGCTATTATTACAGACTCAAATCTTGTAGGTATAATAGAAGTATCTGTAGATCCAGATAAATCTGTATGTGTAATATAATAATCAAATTTTATTGATAAATTATCTGTATCTGGTATGGGACTTAACCCTATTTCGTCATTGTATGAAGTATAAACATATTCAGGCTCACCAAGCTTATCAGTAGATGCTGCAGAATCTTTTTCTCTAAAACTATCATTCCACTCTTCATATGTTAAATACTTTAGTCGTTTTGGGTTTACGTCATCTTCTGTAAAACTAATAAATCCTACAAAAGCATTAGACCCTGAACTTTCTGTTAATGTAACAAAATGAGTTACAGCCGTAGCAGTAAATGTAAAACTTGTGTAGGATGATTCATTTGCGTTACTTATTGTTATAGTTTGTGATTTAGTTTGTGAACCACCAGATGATGTTCCAATAGTTGCTACTATTGTTGCACCAGTTAATTTAACTATAACCTCATAGGACTTTCCCACAACAAGATCTGATATTTCTTGTGTAACGGATGCACTTGTTAATTTAAGTGTGTTGCCAAATTTAGAACTAGCAGCAGGAGTTCCTGATACAGTTGACCAACCAGTTATTGATGCTGACCCAGAAACTTCATAGTCACCATTTGTAATGTAATCTTTTGGTTGTAAAAATACGGTATCGTAGTCAAGATACTTCAAGGATGATGAAACAGTTTCAAATGCGTATAGTTGTTTTCCAGATGTAAGATCTAATGAACCCTCTGCTCTTGTAAAGGGCCAGTTAAGTTCAGAATTAATTATATCGGATATAGATCTGTTAACAAAATCCTTTACAGATGTTTGTATGCCCCTTGAACTACCAAAACTAGAACTGGTTAATTCAACTTCATTAACATCTCTTAACACATTATTTACTAGAGTTAAGTAACTGCTTGCCATTTTGTTTCTCTAATTTATAAATTAATTTGTAAACTTCTTTAAAGTTTTTTATGACTTGATCTTTTTGTTGTTCGGTAGTTGCTCTTTTCATAGCAAACTCAAACGCTTCTTTACACAACTGCTTCATATTTTAGTATACATGTTATGCATTATAAATGCAAGATTATTTTGTAAACTGGTCTTTTATGCTTTTAACTACACTTTTTAAATCAAAAGGTTTTTCATTTGGTCTGTAAGGACATTTATATTCTTTAGGACATTCTCCTGCATCATAAGGTACATATTCTCTGTACTGCGTATTGTTTGCCCCAACAAATACACAAACTCTTTGATCGTTTCCTAATATTTGACTTGCTAGTCTACAAGTTGTCATCTTTACAGATGTACTATCATCTTCTTTAGCTGAAGCAGTTGGAAGTAATACCAGTAACAGTAGAATTAAACTGAGATACTTATTAGCCATACCATCCACCCTACAGCACTTAAACCAATAAGAGCTGCTATACCCATAATTGTATAATCTCTTATCATTCGTTTTTGTTGTTCTTTTTGATATATAGCTTGGCTTCTAGCTTTTCTTATTCTACCTTCTTCTTTTAATAAATCATCCCAAGCTTGCAACCCATAGTTACCAATTAAAAAGTTTCGTAATTCTTCTCGTTGCTTTTCAAGTTTCTTACGGCTACTGTAAGATTCCATTGCAACTTGTTCAATAGAACCATTAAATATCTTATCAAACGTTGAAGGGTTATTTGCATTTTTGTGAATGTTGTCTACATCACTAACAGCAGACATCCATGCAGACAACTGTGAACCTAAATCTTCAATTTCCTTACCCATCGTAATGGCTTTTTTTATGCCATTGTATGCCGCTGTTGCCCCTGAGACAGCCGCAGATAATGTGATAGGGTCAATCATGTTTATATCCTTTAAATTTATTGTCTCTTGGTTTAAAAAATTGAGACAAAGCTAATTTATGTCTCTCCCTGTTCTTTTGTTTAATAAGTTCTATTTTTGTAAAGGTACAGCTTTCATTCGGCTTATTAGTCGATCTGCCCTGTTTGTTACTTGTTTGTACCATCTGCTCTGCTTCATTTGGACTGCGGCTTCGATATGGTCGCCATCTTTTATAGCTTGTATCATAAGTTTAAATTTGCAAAATCTTGGATAGCCTAAATTAAACATCATATTGCAACATATTAATTTAAGCTCCTCATTCATGGAGTTCCAATCATCAAATACTTTTCTGCAATCATTTATAGTCGTTTGTACATCTTGTTGAAAGCACTCATCAACTCTTGCCTTGCTGATGGGCGTTCCCATTGCCATTTGATGCTCTGGATCACTCTCTTTAACCAAGTGCCCAATACCAAAAGTGGGTAAACCAAGATGATCCAAGTAAATTTCATATTTGCAACCCTCATCAATTTCTAATTCTGTTTGTAATCTATCTATAAATAATTCCATTATTTTCTTCCACTAATTGCACTAAAACCAAAATATGCCCCTACTAAGCCACACATACTTATATATTGTGTCATGAGGATACTCTCTGCTTCTGATAGCCTGTCTGGGAAAGCTAAAGTCAGTATAGTTGTAATACCCATAAGTATAATTAAAACCCATGCCATTCTCCTTTTGTTTGTTTGATACGCTACTTTATCAGGAATTAAATCATCATTTTCACAGTTACAAGAACCATCACATACATCACAAGCCATTATTTTTTACCTCTAAATTTATCTAATCCTCTTATACCTAACGCAGCAGACACTGTTAAAAACAACAAATAAGTGTACCACTCTGGTAACTCATTCAATCTAGCAAACCCATTCTTAACCACATCTTCCATTCCCGGAATAAAAACTAAAATTGTAGGGATAAGAATAACAATGGTAACTAGTTCGTCTTTCCACGAGTTTTGAGTACCTTGTGCCATAATGATTTCCCATTTAGAATCATGTGTGGCCGCAGTCTTCATTATCTCTGCTTCAGCTTCAGCTTTAGTTTGTGCCAACGTAGCTTTTGCTTTTTGCTTATTAATTTGACCTTGCATGAATGATCCTGCAAGTTCAGATATAGGTCCTATAAGTGCTTGAAACATTATGTATTTTTTCCTGAAGGTTCACCTACGTAGACACAAGTACTGTATCCATTTAGGTATTGAGGATCTTGTATTACACTAGATCTTACTTTTGCTACATACTGATAGCAATTATCTGATGAAGTAAAAGGAAAATTAACCATTGGAAAATTTACCCATGTTGATG